CTCTCCATATGATGGAGTTGTATAATCATTATTACATGCAGATATAAAATCATCTCACTTTTTAAAATGAATTAATTTTTTATCAATTACTGCCATATCATTTTAAATGTTTAAAAACTACTCCATTAAGAGAATAGTTTTGATTATTTATAAATTATTGAATAAATCATAGAGAACATCTCCCGTGTTAGGAAGATGCATCTTCAACTGTCTAACCTTCTGGAACATCTATCGTTAATTCACTCCATTCCATAAAAGGATACAGTGTTTTATGGGTGAATATCTCATTTGAGTCTTTAATAAAAACAATACTTGTATCTAATATGTTACCATCTGTATTTTGTTTGTCAAAGTCTGTTTTCTTTTCAAAATGAACTAATTTTTTATTAATTGCCATACATTTTAAATAAATTAATGGTTGTTAATTGTTGAAAATCCAATAATAAATATGATTATACTCGCCATTAAACATATTCAAAACAATATATTATATACAATAATTGAAATTTCAAATACAACTACAAATAAATTAAAAATTGTAATGAATGTTATATAATATATTGGTAACCGATGTTTTCAACAAAATTTAAATGTAAACGAAGATATCCAAATAAAAATTAGTGGTATGATCGACATTGAACCAAGTGTATTAAGAATCGGTAAACATATGTCAAATTTCAACAATACAGTGTGTATTGTATAAATCAATACTAACAAATATGGGATAAATTTTAAACACAATATTTCTATTTTATATAGAAGTTGTTTCATTTAATTTTCCTCCGATAGAAAGTGTGTTTTTAGGCATTTTTGCATTTGGTTTTCTCAAACCTGCAAAAGGATGTGCCATTATAGTTTTCTTCGAATCTGTAAGTTTTCTTTTTAATTCGTTTAAGTTCTTAAATAAGGCTTCTCCATCAGGATTTGATTTTCTAACAGGGCCTTTAGAGTTTTTTACAGAATTATCCATCTTTTTCTTGTTTAAATTTAACTAAATCTCTTTTGTATCAAAACTTTTCTTTAAATCCTTGTTGTTCCATTCCTTTTGGAATCAATCCTTTTGTTATATAATTATCAAAAGTAGCTCTACTAATTCCAAGAAATTTTATAGCTTGATATTTGCTTAATTTTGATTCTGGATTTATCATGAATCCGATAGTATCGCATAATTCTAATAATTCTTCTTCAGATGCATTAGTGTTGCCTGCATCTATCATATCTGCAAAATTTCTCAAACTATCGGATAATAATCTATTATTCATATTATGAAATTTTGTATACTTAACATGCAAATATACAAAATTTTTCTATAAAAACAAAAAAAGTGTGACATTTCTGTCACACTTTAATTAAAGAACATCTTCTCAAGGAATTATCTCTCCTTTACCTATACAATCTGCATAAAATCTAGTTAACGCTACACCATCATATCCATCAGGGTCATCAAGATAATCTTTTACAAATTTAATCAAACGAGATTCCTCTATAATAGACGATCCATGATAATCTGCTTTTGCCATATTTAATACATATAAAGCATCATATCCAATATTATTATCAATATTAATATTGTTCGCCTTAATCATAGCATCTAGATTATCTTTAGTGTATGGCGTAATTTTATCTATTTTATTTAATTGATTTTTTCTTTTCATTCTTCCAACAGCTCATTCACATAATTTCTTATTGAAATGTCAGCCATTTTGAGATAAATAATCCTCCATTCCTGATGGAAATTTTTCTCTAGAATCCAATCTCGGTCTATACATAATTCTTAATATCTACGCATTCTGCCATGAGTGGATTTACCTTCTAATTCACGCATAGCATCTTCGTATCCTTCTTCATAGCCACATTCATAAGCTTCTTTTAGCTCATGATCTGAAGTATGACCCATTCCGCTTCTACCATATCCACTTCTGCCATACCCATCGTAGTAATCTCCACCTCTACGTTTATCGTGACTTTCTCTAATTTCCCACATTCTCATAATTAATCTCCTTTGTGTCACGCTTTAACTGAGCAATCAAATCTTTATTAACTTTCATTAATTCAGACATTCCTTTTGTTAAATCGTGTACTTGTGTTTTTAATTCGTTAATTTCTGCTTGCTGTTGTTGTTTTTCTGCAAATTCTGGATTTAAATCAGATAACATCTTATCACAGTTCGCAATCATTTGTTGATGATAGTTAACACTATTTATTGCATCCACACTCTTTTGTTTTAAACTCATAATCTCTGAATTCATTGCTAATTTATTATCAGAAATAACAATTCCATTATTTCCAAAATCAGCAATATCTAAGTTAGCTGGCAATTTTTGATATGTAACATCTTGGTTATTAATTTTTGCTACAATATCAACAACCATTTCTTGAGGTTGTCCAAATACTTGTGGTACTGGATACTTTGGAGTTGGTATTGATACACTAACAACAGAACCAACTTCTAACAAAGATTTATCTTTATGAAGAACAAAAATTTGATTGTTCGGTCTAAGCGATTGAAACATAATATTTAATTAGGTTAAACTTCCAGTTAATAATTGAAGTGTATCTGTCTGACTTTCATACCATAATACATACACTCCTGTTCCAGGAATATCTGCTACAGTAACAGCATCACCATTAAAAGTTGTTAAAGGTTTGGCGTTACTTCCATCCGAAGTAAATTGGATAGGAAGTGTATCTGTTGTTCCAGCTGGAATTATTTGTGCCAAACGTACAATTATCAAACCTCGAAAAGGTCGCCCAACATTACGATGGTTGTTAAAATCGAAAGACACATTAGTAGCTGTAACTGATACACTATTAGAAGACAATGTAGGTATTCCATTAATATTTACGTTTATATATGCTGGTAAAATCATAACTATACCTCCTATTATCCTCAAAGTGAACCGTTGGAGCATCCACAATTATTTCATGTTCCATATCCTGCTCCAAAACCAAATCCAGTGTATGGATTAAAACCATATTGTGCAGCAACACATGTTGGAATAGCTGTTACAGGACTATAAGGAACAGAAACTGTTTCTGGAAGATGAGATTTGAAACAATCAAAATCAGATCTAAGTTCGGTCAATGCTGTTGAAATAGGATATAAAGATGAAGCAATATATTCGTTCTGAGCTCTCTGTGAAATATTAGTTTGAAGTGCTAATTTTTCATCACGAAGTGCGTCAATTTTATTCTGCATCTCTCTCATTTCTAACTGACAGAATTTATCATTAATGAGAGTAGTTTGTTCATCTATCTTACCAACAATAGTTGCAGTTTGATCTAAAGTAGCAAGTCTATTTTCATAGCCTTGTGTAGTAATCATGTTTTTAGTTTCGCAGCAACAAGCAGCAATCTTACTAGCAATATCACAATTACCAGCCTGAATAGCATTGATAATTTGTTGTGCAGAAAGACCTACAGTATTACCAACTGATTGTACTTGAGTTCCAAGTGAAGTAAGAGCTGTTTGAATAGCGTTTACATCACAATTAAGTGTTGTAGCAAGTTGTGATATTGCTAAACCATTTCCATTAATGGCTTGAAGTAACACATCTCTACCATAATCGTTATTTAATTGTGAAGCAAGGAATCCGGTTCCGTTATCATAACCTCCGAATCCTCCTCTTCCGCCTCAACCTCCCCACATTATAGCAAGGAAAAGAATTCAAATAAACCAGCCTCCATTGCCAAATCCATCATTGTTATTCATAAGAGCAAGGACACCAGGATCTATACCTCTATTTTGTAACATAGGAGCTAATGCTGAAATAATACCATTAGTTGAACCTCCATCAAAAACATAAGTTTTTTCTTCTGACATAATTTTTAATTTTAATTGTTAAACATAATATCTGCGATCGCGATACAAAGATACAACCGAATATGTCAGAATTAGATACATTACTATCAACAAAAAAATCCGCCCTAAGTCATTGACTTAGAACGGATTATATTAAATTTTATTTAGCAATTCACTACTAAAATTCAGCTCAAGTAAGACCGTTTGTTACTTTATCGTCAACATAAGCTTTAACGTCAGATACAACAGCAAGTCCAGCTGTATCGCCATTTTCGACAAACGAACCTGTTTTAACAGCTACTGAAGATCCTTCGTTGACTACTTTACCATCTACTTCTGCAATAGTTATACTAACATATGAATTAGTATCTGCAGCAGTAGCAGTACTGTCTAAATTAGAAATTGCAGATGCGGCTGCATCAGCAGCAAGTTTGTCATGATCAATTGCTTCAAGAACCTTAACACGTGTATCCATTGCAGCGTTAAGACCAGCTGCAGTACCAGCTGCGTCATAATTACCAGCAAGACTATCAGCGTAATCCTTAGCATTCTGCTCTGCAGTTGCTGCAGCACCCTTAGCGTCATATGTATTTGCTAAATCCAATGCAGTAATTTTAGAATCGATTTTTGCATCAATTGAACCTTCGCCTGTTCCAACAAGAGTTGCAATAGCGTCTGCATTTGTTTTTACAGCACCATTTGCTAATCCACTTACAGCATTATTGATTGCATCTTGTACACCAGATACTTTAACGCCAGATCCACTTACTGAAAGGAATGCCTCAGAAGTCTCATCTTTCTTTACACTAACAACGTGATCTACAACTTGTAAACCGTTTTGGAATTCCGATTCTGCTAAGAAATTGCTAACATCAACTTTTACTACATCTTCTTCTCCATTAGTAAGAATGTAAGTAAATACTAATTCTTGACCTTCAAGTTTAACTTCTTTTAAAGAAGAATCTTTGTAAACTTTAATGATTTCACCAGCAGTAGTTGAAGTTTCACCAACAGTTTGAACTAACTTGTATGCTTCTTTAACATTTGCACCTAAAGCAGTAAGATCATCTCCGGTAACTTCTTGAATTGAATAAGATTTAGAAGAATCGTTGAGTGCTTGAATCTTATCTTCTAATTTACCAAGAGTATTATACTCCTCAGCTGCATCTCCAACAATATCTGCAGCCTTTTGATTAGAATATGCTTTAGCATCAGCAAGTGCTTTCTTAATAGAACCTTCACCTTCACCTTCAACCACATCTAATCTATCAGTAATTGCTTTTAATGAAGCGGCTACACCAGATGCAGATGCAATATCACCAAGACCTAAACTAATTGTAGAACCGTCGTATTTATTAATAGTTAAAATTTTGTCTTCTGAATTCCAGTCAATGTCCTTTAAATTTCCTGCAAATTTATCCCAACCAGAATCGTTACGGACATTAATTGTTTTATCTTCTAAATCAAAATAAATACCACCTACTACAGGAGTTTCTACGTTCTTTAATGAGCTTACTCTAAAAAATTGTAATTGTGTCATAATTTAATTTTTAATAATTAAAGTTCAATTCAGGCCAAATAGATACCATCAGAATCAACGGCAATATTGGACCCATCTTTTATTTTTAAACTAATGTTTTGTGAATTATTTAATACTTTAGAAACAACTAATCCGTTTCCAGAAGTTATTGATGTCAAACCTCCAGATATAGCAGACGTAATTTTATTATTTAATCCAACCAATGCTGCTTGTAAGGTAGTATTAGTTTCACTAGTTCCAACTGGTTCTGAAAGAAGAATGTCAGATGTGCGTAATTCTGCATTTATTCCAACTAAACCTTCTTCGGAAAGTGTTAAACCAATTCCATTTGAAACAGTTTGATCCACATCAACTACTTTGATTGCATTTACAGCATCCGTTAAATTACTTATACTTTCTGCCTGGCTTGTATTAATTTCATTAATACTAATAATTTGAGATTCAATATTTTGAACAGATGTCTTATCTGCTTTATTCCCTAAATCTAAAGTTAATTGAGAAATATTATTAGTGTTAGTACTTACAGATCCAGATAAAGTAGATAATTCTTGTTCTAAAGTATTAATATCTTCAACAATTGTTTGAATTTCTATGTCTGTTTTAATTTGAGATAATAACGAATTGTATTTTAATGAAACAATTGCATTATCAATATCAATATAGTCACTACCTCTATATTTATCTACTAATTTATTTACAGGTATACAAATAGCATCGGAGTTAGTATTTGCTAAAAGTAACTCTATATATAAATCTCCAATAACTGCGCCTTCGTATGGCAAATCTGTTTCAATTACTTCTTTAATAGAACCAGAAGAAACAACAAGATCTTTTGGAATATCGATAATTGCACCAACACCCTCGCCATTCTTTTGGAACTGATAAGAAGCAGAATATCCTTCTGTTGCAGTTTCAAGTTTAACTACGTTATATTCAGGAATAGCGATTGCGTCAATTGCAGCTTTAAGTGATTTACCTTGTGCAGCAGAAAGAGCTGCATCAGTTCTATCTGATTCTAAGTTATCTATAATATCAATTGTTTCTGCAGCACCGATTTCTTTTCATGCAGAATAATCTGCAGATAAAGCATCTGCAACATTAGTAAGCATGTAAATCTTACCTTCATCTGCTACTGAAACAAGTAAACCTTCGTAAAGATATAGCGTATCTCCATCAGAAGGCCATGTTTCTTTATTAATAAGCTCTGATTTTGTTGCAACAACAATTCTTGGATCTAGAGCTTCTGCTGCTTTTACTTCAAAATTCGCAGCAAATTGAAATGTACCTTTATTTCTAGCCATATCTTTAGAATTTAACGATTAATTTAACAGAACCTCTATTGCTTCCGTTATAAGTATATGTGTAATAAGTGTGTTCAACACCGTTAACTGTATCTTTTACTTCTGTTTTTGTCCAATCTGATAAACTTACAGTCTCAAATGCTTTTGCTACAGTATTATACATCTGAAGTAATGTAGCAACTCTAGGTACTTTAAACATCTGTGGAGCCTCTGCTGTATGTGGCATAACTGTGAATTCTCCAGTAGACATTGCACCTGCAGTAGTATTCCAACTAACAAGTGATTGTTTAGTTAACTCTCCAGCAGTAACAGTAGATGCAAATCATGGACATGTAACATTTACAGTACGTGTAGCGGTAACATTTGATGCTGGGCACGCTAACGATTCTACAGCAACACCTTTGTTATTAACTGGAACCGGTCCAACACCATAATTTACAACAGCTTTGTATGTTTGTGAACCCAAAGTAGTATACTTTTCTGGAAGAGCTGTAATATCCGAATACTCTGTACCATTAATCTTAATAGTATATACAGTAGACGTAATATCACCTGCATAAGGTAAACTGTTATTGTAAGTAGTTCAAGTTGATTTATTCAAGCCTGCTTCTGAAATAGATGCCACTGCAGTTCCAATTTCAACAGGAGTTGTTGAAGGATTTAGTGCAAATCCGGTAAGACTTGGGGTGCCATGTGAAGGATCTACAGAAGGAAATAGTAAATCATCAAACATTTCATTATAAGATTTACCATTTAATTGTCCAACGGTAGTTCCAGCAACAAAACCTCCAACATCAGTTGGCATAGCAAGAGTTGTATCTTCAATTCCAGACTGATAAGATGTACTTAACTCTACAATACCCTCCTCATTTAAAAGTGCAGATAATGCATCTAAGTTTTTCTTATCTTGAGCTGACATTAAACCATCAGCAGTTTCTGAAGCAATTGAAAAGATGTCCGCCAACTCTATTTGTTTTGGTTCCCCTTGTGTATAAGAAATAGTTAATACACTGCCAGAAAGTACTACATCTGCAACAGCTCTAACAGATTCTGGTTTAGCACCATAAGGAATACCATCAACATAAATTACTTTTTCGTCAGTTGCAAAGAAAATTCCACCAGGATACAAACTCGCATTATACGACGATTTAGGACCTTTAATAAATTGTACGATACTCATTTAATTAAATATTATTTCATTTTAACATCTCTAAAGTGACAACGCTTGTGTCGTCTTCTAAATCGGATTCTGAAGTAGGAGTTGATGCTTTTAAAACACCACTATTAGTTCTTACAAGAATAGTAGACGGTACAGCTTTCTCTGAATAACCTATTACAGTTTCAGTTCCATCCAATGTAGTAACTACAACAACTCCATCTCCCGAAACCTCTGCGTTATTTCCAGAGGCTATTTTAACCCATTCACCGTTACTGTATTCGTAAACTCCGATAATCTCGCCATATTCATCAGTTTTTACTCATATAAAATTAGTAGGAGGTGTGGTATTGTCTATTCATACTGATTTTTTTGCCATTATAATAGTATTAATAAAATTATAGCTAAAATACTTGCTCCTGTGGTAGATTGTCACAGAATCTTTTTATTGTTGGATCTTTTTAGTTCTTTTTTGTACATATCTATCTCAGAAGTATGATCGGCAATTATCTGTGTTTTGATTATATCGTTATTTTCAATAACAATTTTTTGATGTCTCATTATCGAATCTAATTTGTTATTTTGAACAACTAATAGATTTATAATGGAATCGTTGACGTGGTTTAAACTATCTGCAACTTCTAATTCATAAAAAGTATTGTTAATTTTATCAACATCCTCTTTGTTAATTAGAGCCATAGAATCTCTAATTTCAGATATAATTTCAATATGTTTAATTGAATCTAACGATTGGCAAAAACAATTAACTGAGATTAGACTAAATATTATAATTAGTAGTTTTTTCACGTAAATTTTGTTTTAATAATGCGGATCCTTCGCTAATACTAACCGATGTAGTAAAGCTACTTTTTGATTTTTCTATATCTTCTTTAAGTACATATAAAGAATCTATTGTAGTATTTAAATCAGATACTTCTTTTTCTAATATTACAATAGATTCTATCCTTTTATTGTTATCGTTTTCTAAAGAATCGATAACATTTGACTTTTCAATTAACAATTCATTATATTCTTGTTTTAAGACATCATAACGTTTTTGTGTAATAATGCATTGCCCCAAAACAAATACAAATATAATAATAATTATTCAATTATACACATTTTTCATTAAATTTCTTCTCAATCAAATATTTCCAAATCAGATTTTAAAGCAAATGTATCAACATCGATTCCCAAATTAGATCTTACTGCAGATTTTTCAGAATCTGTTAATTGACTACTCGCTTCAACTAACGAAATTTTTGTTCCTAATGAATCAACAAATTTTCATACGGAATCGAACTTATAAATATCGCCATTATCAGAATTAATATATAAATCTTCGTTCGAACCACTAATTGTAGGTGCTCCAGATCCAATAGTTACTTTGTTTCCAGAATCACCTTTTTCTCCACGTTCACCTCTCTCTCCAGGATAACCTCTATATGCTTCTAAAAAATCTTCTTCGGATCCAACATTTCCTTTTTCTAATCAAATTTCGTATGCGGATTTGCCATTTCCAGGAGCAACCACTAACATTCAACATCCAGATGTACCGGGTACAATGTTTGTATTTGTATGAATACAAGCATAAATACCTCCGTTATATCTTACAAAATCTTGTTTAAACGAATCGTTTATATATGTTTTTACAGGATTCCATTCAGAAAAGTCAAATGATTTTCCTTTTAAATAATCTCTTACAAACCCTTTATTAGAGGAAGCTGTTTTACTATTTATATTCATAATATTCTAACAGTTTAAGAACATCCTTATTAGCATAATTTTCATATTTGGCAAAATAAAGTTTGTAAATCAAATTCCACAAATGTTCTACTTTTTTATTATCCAAAGTATACCCTATATTTAGATCATTCAATAAGGTGCTATAAGTTAAATATAGTTCGTTTAAAATATCTTCCATTACTTACAATTACATCCAGATTTAGTTATCAAAATATTATCACAAATCGGAGTACACGAATGTATTGAATTTAAAATATCCGTTGCTTCACCGTATCTTTCTTGTAGAATAAGATTTTCAAGAACGTGAATAGATATAAATAGAAAATCTCTTAATTTTTTACTTTCGTCAAAATCATCACAAGAAATATTTCCAATCCTTTTATTACATTGAGATATACTCTTTTTTAACAATTCTTTTAAACAATTGTTTAATTTACAAATTGAAAACATTGGAGCTTTGATATATTCCAAAATACCATAATCAGCATACTCTAAATATGGAATAAGCTCAATAACATCTTTTAATTCTGTTCCTTTAAAAAGAAGTTTGTTATTCTTTGAATCGTAACATAAACCTTGATAATCATCATCAACATACATTTTATCAAAAATCTTTAATTTGTGATAAACGTATAATCCATCTACTTTTAAGTCATAGATATAATAGTCGGGTTCAAACGATACTTTAATTGTATCATTTCCTGTACCATCAGGTCCAATTAAAAATTCAACAAAAACAGTGGCTTCTGTATCAACTGCACATGGATTTAGTACAGCGTCTATTTGCAAAACATCAATTGGTGTTGCCACCAATTGACAGTTCGCATTGATTTTAAGATCTACTTCCATTAGTCGTGTATTTTATCATTGTATGGGTTACCATCATTTAATTGCATCGCTTCAAGTTCAAGCTGTTTTGTTTTAACTTCAATTTGTTTGTCATTGTAGTCTTTTTTATCTCTAGCTTCCCTATCATCTATTGCAATCTTTTGACGCTCTAACTCTAATTTAGCATTATTGTTATTTTCAACCTGAGATTGTAATTGTTTAATTTGATTATTGTAATCACCAATCTGTTGCTCATATTGTTCAAGTTGCTGATTCAATTGTTCAACCTGTTGTTGTAATTGCCCAACCATATCATTTTCTGCTTTTTTAGCAGACATTGATTTTTCAATATAATCTTTCAATTCAGTGATGTTTCTAGCAGTAGCAATATTTACAACCTGATCAACATCAACCAATCCAGCTTTTATTAATTCTGTATTTAATGCTTTAATTTCTTGTTTTGTTTGGAAATTTTCAGTACTATCTTGTATGTGTACATCAAAATCAGTAACTGTGAAATGTTCAGGAAGTGCTGTAAATATTTTGACCATTTTTGGACCTAGTACTATATTTCCAGTCAATCCGTTTTTGTACACCTTTTTAGCGACATTTAGACAATCGTAATTAACTTCCTTTAACATTAAATCCATTGCTGCAAAGTATTGTTTTGTCAACAATGTAGAATAACGTAATCCAACCTTTACATTCGATACAGCATCCCTTTCTTGTATTCCTCCAAGTTTTTCTGGAAACACACCTGTCATAGCAGAAGCGTTAGCTTCAATACTATCTATAGCCATTTGAATCGCTTGAATACTTTGAGCTTTAATTGTATCGTCGTATCCATTAAAAGTTGTATTGATTATATTTGCACCATCTTGAGAAGAATCAAATAATGCAAGTCCATTCTTTTTATACGCAAGCCACTTTTGTAATCGTTCTGGAAGTTCAACTCCCAATACAGCCGGAACGTGTGCTAAATCAATCCAATCTCCAATAGTGCCAGATGATGCAATAAGATTATCTCTATAGAATTGAAGAATGTCATACTTCATTATGTTCAACATGGGTCGTTAATCCATGCCCGTTATTAACAGCTATATATTTCTATATAGATCAGACTATATCATATATAATTAAATATTTTCAATTATTATTTCTAATAAATCTTTAGTGAAACATTCTTCCGAAGTGCTATTTGGTCAATTCTTCGGACAATATAAATTTTTTTGAATCAATTTTTTTAATCTTACTTCTTTATCGTGACAAGTTTCATATGTATCAAACTTAATTAATTTTAATATTTCTACTTGATACCCTAATTTTTTATAGTCTTTAAATCTTCTAGGAACACCGTTATTTAAATAAGTTACACCTAATTTATAAAATGATTCCGATTCAGAGAATAATTTAATTACATATAAATGGTCGCTCTTTTTGCAATTTTCATTACACTTTGGACAACCACATCCCGAAAATATATGACAACTGTCAACAGAAACTTCTCCATGGACTGGACATATCAACCTAATTCTTCCATTATGTCTATCTGTTGAATCAATAATAAAATCATATTTATTATTATACAAGTATCGTAATTGATTTCTCATATATTCCTTGCGATTAACTGCAGACCTAACACTTGGTTTATGACCATGTATTAATGCATCTGGATTGATACTTATTAATCCAAATTTAGTATCAAATAACATCTTTTGTTTCATTGCTTTATACTCAGATGCAGGTTTGACCATTTCTGCAATCTCAGGATATAGTTCTCTTAATTGATTCATAAAATATTCAGTTGGATTAAGAGCCACATTAATTCCAGGCTTATTTGATAAAATTTGCCTAGCTTGTGATAAACTCATAACTCCGTATTTATCTTTCACTAATATTGGTTGTGTAATTGATTTGTATCTACCAACCACTTCAATCTCACCATTATAGATTCGATTTACTTCATTTTTAAATTCAACTTCGTTATACTTTTTCATAACTACTTAATTATTTAATTATATTCCCGCGCTTCGACTCACTTGAGCCTACATTTAGTCGTTGAACCTTCAAGGATTTCTCCAAGCTTGGCTGCTGATTGTCTTCGTCTTACACGTTAAGATTTTCCAGCAATTCACGGGATTTACCCAGGACTCGTAAAGTTAATCCTGCATCGCCATTGTATTTACAATAAGACTGAATGGTTGTCCGTTTTTATCTGAGAAAAACATTCCATTTACAGATAGTGTACATTCTTTTGGATTCGACATACTTCTAATTGTATCAACCTCACCTCTACAAATATACACATCTTCTCCTATTTTTACTCCTTCGTGTTTAACAATTTTGTTGTCTTTTCATTCTAATCATTCGCACTCGTAAACCGTAATAGTATTCTCGTGTCTGTTAGTAATATCAGTCTCATAAGGAAGTACTGGGGATACCTCCAAACCGCCTAAGATTCCGGCAGAAGGTATGTTTGCAATAACAGTCTTTTTTGAATCCTCGTCGTATATAAGTGATTCTGGTACAGTAACGTATCTATAATCACCTTCAATTCCAGAACTATGTTCTTTGTTTTTAAGTTGTGATTTTGCTTCAGGTGTAAGCTCATCGCAGAATTCCGCCAATACTTGTTCACTTGTCATATATCGTCTAATTACAGATCTCAATGACTTATTCAAATAAAAATTATTATGATTTCTCTCAATAAATGTGTCTAGCGGATTTAACACTTCTAACTGAATGTTGTGTTTATCACTAGTGGCTTTTACTCTATAATAACAAGTACCTGTAATTAACAAATCTGTGAACAATTCTCTCATTTTATTCTTTAGATCTATATCTCTAGAATGTTTTATATATGAAAGAATGTTTTGTGCTGCAAGTTCATATTCGGATACAAAATTCTTTTCTACATTCTCTTGAATTTTTTGCATCTCCTTTTCAATAAAAGGATCGTTGACTGGTTGTTCTCCCTTCAAAATAATGTTTACAATTGCGTTTTGTAAATATCTTTGTAAGAATGTGTAAAGTTCTTGATCAACTTTTAACTTTTTGTCCCTCATTATGTTAGATACCGTTTTTTCATCTTTACAAGTAATCTGCAAATCGGGATCTAATTCAAGATATTCTCCAACCAATACATCAATGTGTTTTTTAATAAGAGGAGTAAATTCAACTGAAGTTGGAACACCTACTCCAAAATTCTCTTCAATATGTTTAAATTGTTCTGAATCTCGAACACAATGATAGTAATTATAAGCTTTCTTTAATATTGATTTGTCATATACGAGTCTTGCTATACAATTATTTATTTTTTCAATTTCTTTTTGATTTTTCATATTAATTGCGTTCTAAAGCAGGTAACTCTCTTCTTACTTCATAACGCATTACTTTTTCAAGTTTGCGTTTCTTAATCTCCTCTCTAATATAATTTTTAAATTCGTTTTCCGTTCCTTGATACGCCAACACTAATGGAGCATTGTGCATATTCATGAACAGATTCAATGTGTATCAATCGTCATCAACAATTACCTCTAATTTACCAAGGTATTCTCCTTCAATTGTTTCATCAATAATTTGTAATATTTCGTTTGCTAATACATTTTCCATGATGTTGTCGAAGTTTCAATTGTGCCCAAACGTTTAATACCATTTTTATCCGTATAGTAGCCAAAATCTTTTCATTCTTTTGCTACCGTATTTACTTTAGAAGGATCAATTCCCATCAACGCTTCGTCAGCAACTTCTGCCATTTGCATAGCTGCAACAATATCGAATTTTTTCTTATTTTCGTAAGAATAATTTAACAATTGTTCTAACATTTCATCAAAATCAATCGCGTGACAATAATCGTTAATGTACATACTGATAAGATCTAACCCGTGTCTGATTACAGACTCTGTTGCCGGAAGTCCAATTAAACGTTTTGAGCTTTTACTATATCTTGTTTTTTGAGAAACAGCAAATTCTGGACGAGTCATAAACAAATTATCTTTATTTCGTTCTTTAAAATATTGCTGTATTGAAATTTTTGTATACTCCAATAACGCTTGACAATTATATCAAGTTAACAGTTTTAAAGTAATATCGTACGCTTCTCGTATGTCTCTAGGTCTGTCTTTATACATTGCTACATATTTTGGTTCCGATAAACCATTAATTCTCTTTTTAATTATAACGCAAAAATCAGAAACGTCATAATCAGATGCAGAATCTTGACTTCCCATATCAATAGCATCTATTCCAGCAACATATAAATTTTTAAATACATTTCCAGATTCATCCAATTCTGGTGGTTCAACTACTAACAATTTGCTTCCTGAAAAAGGCATTGCTTTAACTGAAGTTTTTGTACTATCTCATACTAATGCAGTAGGTTCTGGTTTTATATATTGTTTGTGTACACGAATATTTACCAATTGATCCGATAATGTTGCCGCATCAAATAAGTTGTCACCTTGCATTAACAATGCTTCTTCTGGACAGAAACAGTGCTCTGCACAATAAATTACCAAATCCTTTCCTTCAAGATTTCGTCTAGTTTTTTCATAATGTTCCTTAAATCTAACAAAATCGGTAACACCTCTATTATCAACAAAAGAACTATCTAGTGCAAATTTATGTGCAGGTAAAAATCATCCTGTAAACTGAACTCTTCCGTCACGAGTATCATTATTCTTATATGGCAGTACATTGTAACCAATAGGATTGTTAAAGATGTGTGATAAACCAGCAAGAGCGTCACCAGAGTCTCCTCCTGTTCCTCCACAGATTCTACTACCTATTTTTCTACCTCCTAGTTCTACTAACGCGTTACCCTGGATTCAGGACTTAATAAGACATGGGTTAGAACCCGCCTCTTCAAATATTAAACGTTCACAACGATTACCTCTGACTTTACGAGGGTTATCTGCAACAATACCTTCAATTTCAGACATGGTACCGTATTCTACACCTTCTTTATTTACTAAAGACGCACGTTTCTGTTTAATATTATCAACTTTCATACGAGACTTTTTCATACCACCATTAGTATTCATGTTGAGCCAGTTTAATTGTTCCCAACATTTATCAAGCACTGGTTGTAACTGAGCATCTGCATTTGCAGTGTAAATTGTATGAAAACGACGAGTAGTAATGAAGGGTCTAACTCCAATGCACGCTAAAATTTCTGAAAATCCCCAATTTTGTTACCCTATCGGCTTTTTATCCGATAGTTCTTATAGTTTCCTATAAGTTCAGCGCACATTTTCACCCTCTATCCAGTAGGGTGTTCCACACTCGTGGGGGAATTATTGCTGTTACTAGCGCTCATCCCCTGCGCGTTACGGAGGTCAGCAATCAACTGACTTTCCTCGGTATTAACATAGTAATTAAACTTATTAAATTTTCGACTCAAATAAAAATACGAATCATCATAAAACAAATTGTATAATTTTTTTAATTGAGATTTCGGAACAGTCAATGTTCACATTTTATCTCGATTAGCAAAACAAATTGAAGATTCAATGTTGTTAGTTTTTAAAAATTTTTTAATTTCTTCTAATATCGTTTTTGTTTTTCCACAAATTGAAACTTGGCCCCGAACTCTTTCATTTTTATGTCATTTTGGGTCTGGTTTACAATAATAACAAATGCTTCCGTCACCATCAAAATACCCTCTAATAAAATGTCTAATTAAAGAAGTGTCTATATTTGGTAAATGTAATTCATCATATGTTTTTTTATATCCAAATCCTAAATTAACCAAATCTGTACAGAGTTTAGACGAATTAATATCTACTCCTATAGATTCGTGTGCTGTAACAATTTGTCCATTGCGACCTTTTACATTCCGTTCCTTCATTGTAAACAATCTTGCATCAGGACTAATCATATCCTTATATAAATATACTAATTCTGAATCAGATTTTTGTAAATGAATTCTAAATGTTTTACGTTTTTCATTAATGTTTCCGTCTGCTGCATAAAATCCTAACAAATATGCCTGCATCTCTGTTTCAATCTTTTCAAAAAAATTTTGTCTAACTCTTCTGTTACTATGTATTCCTGAACTAAATTTATAGTTCTTTTCAATAAATTCAATTTGTTCTATTTTATTCATAATTTTATTTTCGTGATTAATCACATTAGTCTTCACCGATTTTGCGGAATTTTTAACATTTGTTATTACTAACAAAGGGAGCAAGTTTTTACTCCACGGGCTTTCAACATACAAATATCTTTTCCGATATATTCACATATTTCTACATAATGAAAAAACTCATACTGTTTTGCTGCAAATCTTGGAAAACCATTAATACGACCAGTAGTCGCTTTTTCTGCATCTTCGTTTACAGTATTCATAGTATAAAAATTTAAGAAGAAATAGTGGTCTCCGGTGATTCTGTATTTGCCAACAGTATATCCTTCTACACATCGTCTTCTTTGTTCTCTCCAATAATCATTATACGGTTTTGTGTTTCTTGGAAAAGTTGTATAGGAACCGGTTTTCATAAAGGTTAGCGCTGCCTCTCTAAATGGAGTTGGATCAAAATCCAAACCTTGATCCAACGTAATTGGCCTATAGCCTGTAATTTCATAAGAAAGTTCTGGATCGAAATATCGAATTTCCTCATCGATGGGTACGTCTCACTCCCCATCCTTTCTTTTTATATGTTTTGAAGAAGTTTCTTCAAAAAATTCAGATTCTTCTTCGTCTTCTTTTTCTTGTATTTTCCTTTTAAGTTCCTCTTCAAACAATTGTTTGATTAAACTTTCTTCATATTTTTCTGAATACGTAGGTAATTTCTTTTTCTTTTCTGCAGGAGTTTCTTCAATCTCTTTCTTTCTCGGAACTCTTGTTTTAGGAATTATCCTACTAACCACTTCTTTTTTTGCCATATTATTCCATTAAATTTCATCAAATCCAGGTTCTGTATCTCCTCTAAGTTTTGATTGAGACAATAAACCTTTCTTGTGTTGTTCTTCAAGTTCAATTAACGAATTTCTCATTTTTGCTATAGAGGCAATATCTTCAATAACACTCTTTGGTTTGTATAGAGGTTTTCCCATTTCATCAATTTCTGTAAAATCAATGCTATCTAAAAAAACCTGGGTTCTATACAAAGTATGGTGTGCTGTTTTAATTAAACTTAAAATTGGATCCGATTCTTGTATTTCTTTATATTTGTTATATGCTGCTATAAACATCGGATCTTTTATATGTGAAGATTCTAATCCAGAATCTACTAATGCAGCATAATGTTTATCTTGTTCAAGATAAGCAAAATATGGAGACTTATAATCAAGGGATAGATATATGTAAGTAAATTCTTTAAAAGCAAGGAGTCTATCTTTTCCAGATTTGTCCTCCTTGCATTTATTTCTTTCTATTTCTCATAAGTCAGCGAATTCTTTGATTAATAAAATGGAATACTCATTTATTCGAAGCGTATTTGTTGCATTATCGAATATAAAAATTTCCATTACTATTTACGTTTTGATCTTTTATTTGCTACTTCGTTTTTTAAAATCTGATATACTCTTGGATCATATCCTGGTCCAGCAATCCATCCTGATGTTGGAATAGTTGTACCTGAAGCAGATGGATCAGGTGTAGATAAATCAACTGGGTTTGTTTCATAAGCATCTGGAACACTTGTGTCCAATTCAGTAGTATATATACCTCCATTTCATCCAAACTCAGATAATCCCATTTTTCTTGCATTAGCAAATGCGGAATCAAAACTTTGATTACTAAAAGTAAGAATGTCTGGTCTTCCAGATATTTTAACGGGAGCAAATCCTGTATTATTAGCAACAAGTGTATTTGAAGGCATGTTAATCTTTGGTCCTGCTGATAATGGTTCTATACGTGAAATTTCTTCAGTGGCCCTAGGATAAGCTGTATCAATCATATTGTATCTTGCATTTTGACGCATTTCATTTCCCCTAAATCCTTGATCTCTAAGAGCTGCTTTCTGATTTCTATAAGCATATCTCGCTTGTTGTCTGGAAAATCCCATTTGATCCATCACTGAATCAATAGCGTCTCTACGAGTAGCATATGGATATTGTTCTGAACCTAAAACTCTACCTCCAGGTTGTTTTTTATCGATTTTTTTACCACATCCACAATCCTGTATACTACCACCTTCTTTAAGGCAAACTAAATATGCTAACTTTCCACCTTTTTTAAACATGCTAGTCATACTTGATTCAAACTCTTCAATTAATCCTCGAAGCATTTGTTGTCCTTCTTCAGATTCTGATAGTTTATTTATAGTAGATACAATTTGTTCAGGTGCCTGACCTTTTAGTTCTGGAACATTTTCTCCGAGTCATGTTACAAATTGTAATAGTTTCTTTTGATCTTCCATTAGTTTACGTGTATTAAATCCTTAGTACTAAAAATAGCTTCTTGTAAAACTCCATTTTTATCAAACCATCTTGTTTTGATTCCTAAAAACACAGTATCTTTTTCTCCATTTTTAATCATCGAACGAGATACTTTTTCAACAACCATCATATTAGGGACATTATCGAGACCTTCGTGTTTTACTCGAACAATTTGTCCTGCATTAAAAAATATTTTTTCGTTATCTAACATTTTAATCCTTTTTAACAATTCTACACATTATATTACTTTCACTAACCATGTAATACCCCATTTTTCTAAACGGCACTGGATTACAAATATATTTAACTACAAATACATCCTCTCCAACTTTAACGTTTTCACATTTTGGACCAACTGCAATTACTTTTGCACAAGCAATTACTTCTTCATTAGTTTCCATTTCTCCAGTTTCGTTCGATTTATATTTTTTTGTACTTTCTATACCAACATATAAACCTGTAGATGTCTTCTCTACTTTTCTATATGGGTTCTCGTCATAAAACTTCACAAGTACACTTAAATTACATGGAACGATATCTACATCTTCAGTATTTATATTATTTGTATTTTTTTTAATTATATTTTCAGCAACATTCATATTATCATTTATTTAAGTAACATTCTTCATCTAACACAAAATTTTTACTTTTAATAGGACATCCGCAGTGTTTGCATACATACTCGTTTCTTGAAATTTTAATTTTGTCTTCACATTGTATGCATATATTCAATCTGCGTTTTCCTTCATCGGACAACTCCTCACCTTTAATTCGTTTAAAGTTTCCTACAAATATATTTTTAATCTTTTTTAAGAGTTTTATCATTTTCCAGCTATACAGTGTGCTTTAAAATTTCCTCATTTTCTCGACATGTGACATCCACATCCTTTTACCCATCCATCTTTCTTAAAATAAGAAAATGTAGTTCCATCAGGACTTAAATATTTAGAACTGTCACAAACAGGTCCGTAAAATTTATCTATTTTATATAACGGACATTCTTCACATATTTTTTTTCTAGTCTCAATTACCTCTTCCATATTATCCTATAATCACTGGTTTATCCCTATCTAAAGATTTTTTAATTTTTATTTTTTTCTTATAATGATTTAGCATTCTAATAACCTCCTCTTTTAAATATTTACATTCGTGTAACATTTCGTTACCGTCATGATCAATGTGATAAAGAATTAGTTTTTTAATATTTAACTCTGGTCTTATAGTTTGAAGCATATAAGCGTATGTCGATAATTGCAATTGATAGTGATTGAAATTGCAATCCTGCAAGTTGTTTACTGGAAATTTCATCATTATATTAGATTTTTTCTTTTTGTCATAAAAAGATGTTTTCTTAAGTTCTTTGTTGCTTTTAAAATCAACAATGTATGCGTCATTTCCATTGATTATTAACAAATCAATTTGTCCAGCTAAACGTAAAAATCCATCCCCTGAGTTACACGCAATTAAAAATTCAGGATATACACCTTTATCCAAATCTAAAGTATAGTAATCTTTATTGCAGGTATAATCTCCAGAAATTTCTCCAAAACCATAATTATTAAAATCAAATTTCTTTTTGTTATAAAAAGAGTTTTCAAATTTTGCGTGAATAGCAGTACCTCTTTCACAAGCAGCTTCTCTGTTAATTCTATAAGACTCTTTTATTTCATTTTGTTTATTTACAATAACTTCTTCCGCTAAATCTAATTTTAATTTATTTACAAACTTTATATCAGCATTTTTATTAGCAAGCAGTTTAGGTTTAATAATTTCCCAAACATCATTTTCTAATAAAGCTTCTAAAGCTTTGTACAAAGATCAAAAATCTTCATTAAACTCTTCATGATACATGGATATAAGTGTTGTAACAGATATGCATCTTTCTTTTGATGATTTATCTATATAAACATGTTTTTCATCTGAGTAGACTACATTTTCATTTTCTTTGTCTACTTTGTATCCATCAAAATACTTTTCTTCAATTCCACTTAACGCAGGCATATTTACATTAACATATTAACATTTTTCTTAATAACTTAATTTGGAAACTATATGAGCTCCCGCTTTTCTTATTTCTCTTCCTGTTTCTTTTTGTTGTTCAAGTGTTGGTTTTTCATTGAATGAAATTTCTAAAATGCCTAATGGAGTAGTTATGTGATCATCATTAGCGTATTCTAGTAAATACAAACCAATCCATTTTGTTCCATTTGATTCAATTTTTGCACCAAGCATCGGATCAACTTTTTTTAATTCCTCCACGGTTCCGTATCAGTATCCATTATTATATAAAATATCATCCAATTCTAATCAAGATAGACTTATATTTTGATATTGTTCACTAATAAAGCTATGGTGATTATCGACAATTTCATATGACATATCTACATAATAAAAGCCTAAACCAGAAGAGTTTGTTTTTCCGTTATGAAATTCTAATACAGATGCACGAGATGCTGATAAAGTTTCTACTACCCTTTTTAATTCTTCTCTAACAAATACATCAGCTTCTGCTCTTTTTATTCTACTTTCATCCTCAATAGAAATTTCAATATCTCTTATTGTTCTGATATAATTATTTGGATTGAAATTAATACTTACTCTAACCATAGTAATACATATACATAACATTAGAATTGCAAGAAGTAATTTAAAAACTCCATGATTTGTAACCAAATTTATCATATCATTGATTGCCGATCCAACAGATCCCAATTTTTCTAAATCTTTCATTTAAATTTTTTAATTAGTTAATATTACATTCTTATTAACACATACATTATATTTGCGTCGCAAATATAATAATTTTTTGGAATAAATCCAAATAATTTTTAACTTTGTAAAAATATTTTAAGCATATGAAATTTAGTGATTTTTGAATTCAATTGTTTACTGGAAACAAAGCGATTTCTAGTAAAAGAGTTTGTGGATTTACTGGTTGAATGCTAAGTTTGTTTATATGTTTATGATGCACGCTTTCTAATGTAGAAGCACCACAGATTGTTGATATGTTATTTATATGTAGTACCAGTTTATTAGGTGTAGAAGCAATTACATCTATATTTTATAAATCCAATACACCAAAAGAAAGTCAGAAGACTTATAGATATGAAGATTACGATGAAGAACCACCTAAATTATTATAATTATGAAAGAGTTAGAAGTGATATGTAATAAGTACATTCCTTTCCCAGGATACTCAGCAATGATGTTGTTTGGAAATATCTATAGAAGAGAAGAATATTGTGGAAAAAAATTAAATAAGACAACTCAAAATCATGAGGGAATTCATTATTGTCAAGCGCTTGATTTTGTGAAGGGTAATGAAAAACTAAGAGTGTTGGGATTCCTTATTTTTTATATATTATATTTTATAGAATGATTAATTAAACTCATATTTGCAATATTTACATTTGGTAAAGTAAAAGCTTACTACTCAATAAGTTTTGAACAAGAAGCTTACTTAAATGAGCGTAAATATACATATCAAGATACAAGAAAAAGATTTGCTTGATGTAAATACATATTTAAATTAATAGTATAATGAAATTTAAAGGAACTAAAAATTTTTCAGTTAAAGAATTAGAAGCTTCTGATACTGCAAAAAGATTAAAAATAGATAATACAATTCCTGATGAGTTAGAACATAATACAAAAAGATTATTAAATTTCTTACAGGGAATAAGAGAAGCTTGAGGTTCTGGAATAAGAATTACATCTGGTTATAGATGTCCAATTTTAAATAAAGCTGTTAATGGAAGTAAAACTTCCGCACATTTAACATGTAACGCTGTAGATTTATGACCATGTAATAATAAATTTGAAGAATTTAAGGAATTCATGGTAAAATATTTGGAGGGAAGATCTTGAGATCAATGTATAATTGAGAAAAGTGGAAATTCAAAATGAATTCATTTTGGATTATATAATAACTCCGAAAAACAAAGAAGACAGATATTTAGTTTAACTGTATAAAGAAAATACCCAGCCCTATTTTAGGGTTGGGTATTTTTAATAATGTTCATTTTTAGAATTCATTTCTAAACTCAACCAAGATATTTGTTCCCATCTTTCTCTTCAAATACTAACTTTTTCCAAGTGATCCCTCCGTCTGTAGTAAATTTAAATCCGGTATTATTTACATGTAATCCATATCGTCCGTAAATTGTTTTAAACTCGCCTTTTACCATTCTAGACATTCCTAATGAATCCGATAATACAACACCATCATTTCCTACTCATGTAGATGATTCTGATAATCCCCCATAGTTAGATGTTCAAGATCCTGTAATAGTTATAGTTCCAGTTCACGTTGTAATTGCAGAAGATCTTCAATATGTTGTTAAGTTTCATTCTATATAATAAACACCTGACTCAGTAATAGTGAAATCCTCCTGATTTCAATACACACCGTAATTAGACCCTATTGTAGCACTTCCACCTGTATTTTGTTTTGGAGTTATAGTTTTAATTTCTTTTTTTCCAGATCCATTAGCTGGTTCACATCAAATTTTAATAGAACAAGAAGGAGCAGGTCCAGCAAAAACAAGTGTACCATCTCCTTGTGTAAATTTGATATACGCAGATCCAGAATTTATACTAAAATTAGCAGGATGCTCTGTGGATGCTTCTACATATCCAATTTTATCATATGAATAAAACAAAGAATGTACTATGTCTGCATTAACTGTTGGTATATGTAGATTAAAACTTTCAATAATATTATCAATACTTACTGTTCCCTTAAGTACTTTTCTATCTCTATATCTTACGGAATCGTTGATAATAGTTACTCCGGGCTCGGCAATATCATTGGCAATTACCATTTTATCATCTTGAATTGTAATTTTATTTTTATCAGATTCGGAATTAGTATCAAATGTTGTTTTACCAAGAATAGCCTCCCCTGTAATTTGATTAAATAATATAAATGGTTTAAATCAATCGTAATTAGAAGACTCAATCGGCTTCTTATCTAATCAATTTGCAATAGCATCGGCAGGATTAACAAATTTACTATAGTTATTATATTTTGTAGTATCATTAGCAATATATCCTATGCCATCCTGACTAAACATATAGTCTCCATGGAACACCCAATTTCCAACTAAGGCATGATTAAATTTTCCAATATCTGAATAAATTGCATTAAACTTATCCATTAATATCCACTTTGCAGCATCATCTGGAATATTAATCCAATCAACTTCTTCATCCTTATCTATAATGTTATCGCCAGAAGGAGCTGTTTTAGGAGTACCATATGCAATATAGAATCCTCTTAATTCTTCAACCTCATCATAGAAAACATAAGGGGCCTGGTTAGAATTACCATCATATCCACTGTCAGCTGCAACAATTGCATCAAAGTTTCCTGCTGAATATATTACTGGAGTTTTACCAGGTTCTCCATTCTCACCATCAGCACCATCTTTACCATCCTTACCATCCATAATTACATCTACCTTTTCATAATACTTACTATGTTCAGATAAATATAATTTAATTCAAGTAAGATCGTATTCGTCATTAACCGCAATATTAACTTCTCCGTTTTTAACTTGGAATGGTTCTGTATAATCAGCGGCCTGATCAGCATGAACAAAATCAACTAAAATTGTGCCTGTATAATTACTTCAACCTTTACCATTTCAATGATAAACATTTACATTAAAATCATCAATTAGAGGGCGTAAATTAACAGGGTCTTTCTTAATAGTAAGAACTTGAGGTTCAATATTATATGCATTTTGAGTTTTTTCAACTGTAAATGTAGCAGTTGTAGAAACATCATTATATTCAGCTTCACAAACAATTTGTGTAACTGCAGGTAATGATTTAATTTGTTCTGTTGTAAGAGCAAGAACTCCTTCAACAACGTCATATCCTTCAGCAGTATAAGTAACATTTTCTAAAACAGGATCATCTCCAATAAATAATGACATTGATGTTTGAACATCTTCTTTAAAATCTGTATCAACGGTTCCATCTTCCTCACATGGAATCAAGAAATAATCCTGAGTTAATGCTAAACGATATGCTCCGTTTCCATCATAAGCATAACGGCTATATAAAGATGCTTTGCCAGTTGATTCGCCATTTTCATCAACACTTCCTTTCCAAGGATATGTATTAACACCATCTCACTTTCTTGAAACAACTCATTGATATGGATAACCATCTGAAACATTTTGTGGAGAATCTGATCACTTTGAACCAAATGCATCTGCACCTAATCCGTGTTCAGGAAGATAATCCTTTGTAATATTTGTCTCAAGAGGAACATCTGGAGCAACATCTTCATTATACTTTGAATTTTTACTAGTTAATAAAAATATTTGTTCAACACCAAATCCATCATCACCATTTCACTTTGATCAGGTATAAGTATCTCATTCAAGAAGAGAATCTTCATCTAAAGCTCCATTAGATACTTTATATCCAACATATTTACCTCCATTAGGATCTATAGATCCGTCTGGAAGGGTTTTCACTGCTCCTTCTCACACATCTGCAAAAGCCATATAAAGATACATTGATTGTCCAGGTTCACCTTTTACAAGACCTGCGTCAATTCATCTTTCATCAAAATTATTTCCAGAGCCATCGTAAACAAACATGTGTTCTGTAACATCTTCATTTTTTGAATTAGTTCCAGAACTAATTATGTAACAATCTCCTGTTTCAAGTTTATCATCTGTAAAATATGGACTAGGTTTTGTTCCTGTTGGATTTGCAAAATATGCATCTGCTGCAACTAATTGATCGTATGTAAATGTTCCTCTAATCGCAATACCTGTTCCTGCAGGACCGGTATCTCCTTTTTCTCCTTTAATTCGAGTAACATTTCAATCAGTTCAAACTCCACTTCTATAAGACGATGTTGCCATTCAAATAGCACCAGTAGCTTCATCTGATCAATCTGAATTTTCTTTTCTAAATTCAGCTTCAACTTCTTCTGATTTAGGTTCTAATTTTCCAGCTTTAACTAGTAAATCAAAATAATTTTGTAAACCTATTGGATTTACTGGTGATTCTTTTATAGAATATTCAACTTGAAAATCATTTCTATCCTGCATTAAAATTGGAGCACTTCAATCTTCATCAATAGGTGCATTTGGATTTCCAGAGAATGTTTTGTACGACATCCATACTTTTGATGAACCATCAGGAATTGTATCATTCCATACTACAATGTTATCAGGATCCACTGGAATTGGATTATCAAAATCAGTATCAGTTCCATCTACAGGAATTGCAGGTTTTTCATTACTTCTTGTAAATACATAAGATGTTTTATAAGCATAACCATCTTCTGCATATTTAGCCCAAAGTTTAGGAGAACTAAAGTCTCCTCAAACGCCATCTATTTTTCTACGAATAGATACCCATTCGAGTGGTTCATCTGGTCCAACATCACGAGGTTCATCAGTTCAATCACGATCTAGTTCAGCAGGCCATTTATCACTATTTCCAGGATAGAATTCATTTAACTGATAATAATCACCGTATCCATTAGCATCATATCAAGATTTAGGTGGAATATAAAGAAGATGACCTTCTGAAATATTTGTATTTGTTACAGAATTCGGCGTAACAAGGAATATATACTCAACTCCATCACCATCAATACCATCTTCTCCTCAAACTGCCCATCTAATTGGACCATTTCAAGGACCTCAATTACCATCAGGCTGTTTTGTTCTTACACAAGTGACTTCCATTGATCATTTAACCCCATCAATTCCTGTAGGACTAGGTGTTCAGCTACTTTTACAAATGTTATCGTTTGTTTCAGGAACAACTCCTGTATCAGTTACTTCAAGATAGTTTTCTGGCTTTGATAAATACTCAACAAGTTGTTGGAAATTATCCTCATTTGAGATTAAACGATATATAAATTCTGTAGTAAGTCCATCAGTACCAGCTACTCCGTCATCTCCAGTAATCTTAATTGGTTCTGATCATCCAGGATTTAATAATGTTCCAGAACCATTAAATGAACCTGTTGTTAATCACACGTATTTTCCAGAAACTTCGTCTGAATTTGATTTCCAAATACCACCCTCTTTAACAGTAATAGTATTTGTGTCTGGATCTCATGAAATTTCAGAAGATTCTGGTTTTACTGGAGTATTTGTTTTGTCATCAGATGCAGTGAACATAAAAATAGTTCTTCCTCCTCCTTCTTTACCATCTTTTCCGTATTTAGCTCATACAGTAGGTTTAGAATAATCTCCTCAACGTTGATCTCCATTTTCATTATAATACTGTTTACGAGTAGATACTCAACAAACAGTATCTGTTTCATTAACAGATATTGGATCATCAGATCAATCTGAAGGGTATGATTCTGGATCTATGTTAGATGGAGCTACTGGTTGTCCAGGATCTATTGTTTCATCTTTAGTTAATTTATAAATATATTCTATACCGTTTCCATCACGTCCAATCTTTCCATACATCGCCCAAATAGCTGGGTCAGAATACTCTCCTCAAATTCCATCTTCTTTTTCACGTTGACAAATGTATTCTACTTGTAAATCATCTGTCACTCCTTTAGGATATAAAGACCATTCTGCTGGTTCATATCCATCTTCATTAACTGAATCTGGAGCAACAACATCTATACTTTCATCAGCAACTCTTTTGTAAATAAACTCAAACCTAGTTCCAGATGTGCCGTCTCCACCTGCGCTATCTTGTCCATCTTTACCATATTTAGCCCAAAGAGTTGCGTTTGAATATGGACCTCACTTATTATTCTTATATTTACGAATTGATACTCAGCAGTATGGTGAACTTGCGCTAACATCTTGCATATCATCAGACCATCCTGTTGGAATATATTCTTCAGATTCTAAACCTTGATATTTTGGATCAGTTGTATATCCATCAGGAGTCGGATTATCTGGACGAGAGTAAACTGCAGTATTTTTAAATATATATTGAATACCATCTCCATCTTTACCTTTTTCTCCATACTTAGCTCAAAGAATTGGAGCTGTAAAATCATTCCAAGTAGAAGTATCTTTCTTACTTCTTTCAGATCTTCATTCATATTTATATATTTCATCTACTCCTTGAGCTCTATCTGATCATTTTAATTCAACAGTATTTCCATTAACAGTTACTGTTTTTGTATAAGATGGTATATAATCATCTTTATCATTTCCTTCTCCAGATGGAATATCTATTGGTTTATCAGCACTGGTTAAACCTCTAAAATAAATATACTCGTAAGTAGAACCGTCTATTCCATCTTTACCATCAGTACCAGATTTTCCATCTTTTCCGGCAGGACCTTGCTCTCCCTGTGGGCCCTGTAGACCCTGTGGACCTGTTGCACCACGTCTTAAACCAAACGTGATCATTACACCTCCATCCTCTGTCGGAGATACAGAAGCGGATGGTTCAGGAGCGTCTGTTTCATAAGCTTCAACATATAATTTATCAATGTCGAAACCACCTTCTGCAGATCCAGAAATAGATCTAATTTTATCTGCATAAGTTACAGGAGAGTCACACTCTCCAACATCAACGCCTTTCTCTTCTATTGCAGCAGCAATATTTTGAAAAGTTTCTTTTACTTTTAAAATGTTTTCATTTAATGTCGACATGTTAACTATAATTATATTTTGTTAATAAATCATTAGTTCTTCTAATTCTATCTTGTAAACCATTGTCCCCTCCATTAATGGCTCGTGTTAATGCCTCAACATTGTAATTATTACTTTCGGCGATAGCTCTTTTTCCATTTTCTGTAACAGCTAATCAACCGATTGTTAACAATGAGCCAATTTTCGGATCATTCGCTAACTCTGGATTATTTACAATATCATACTGACCAAGACCGTTTGGTACAAAGAAATCTTTATATATTTTTTCATAATTATCTCTTCCTGTAACTTGGATAGGACCTCTACCTTTAAATCTTCTTCCGTCTCCTGGTCGTATATTACCTAAATTGGTTCGACCTTCATATGCGTCTCCAGATGCAATTTCTTGCATGTATTTAAAATCATCAGATTCGTGTTGTATCTGACCTAATAAATACAAATAAGCCTTCTCGTTTTTTAAACCAAGTTTAGAACCCCATTCGTTTCACACAGAGTCTCACACAGCTTTATTTGAATTAGAAAGTACTGCAGTAACATCATGTGTCTGTGGATCAGAATTTTTATCTTCAAACAAATCAAACACAAGCTTTTTTACCGCAGGTTTATGTTGTATTATAGGTATTTCAACAGCTTGCGATTGTTCTGTATTTTCTTGTGTTTGTCGAGCATGTCTAAAATTAAATCTTGGTTGATAACCTTCCGTTTCAATTTCTTCTGTAATAACTACTGGTTCGTGAACCATTGATTTCATAGAACTTATATCTGGAAGATTGTTTTCTTTCTTTGGTTGAATTTTCGATAATGCGTAGATTATACCTCCAACTTGATACTTTTTCATTTTTATACAATTTAGTTGGCGCAAATATAATAATTTTTTTGGAAAATTGCAAACAATTATGTAATTTTGCTTAAAATTACTTATTATGAGCAATCAAAGAAAAGAAGGAGAATCAATAAAACAATGACAAACTCGAATAAAAAAAGAAGCTAGAGAAAATCGAGTTCGAAATAGAAGTGATTATGGAGGAGAGTTAGAAGCTGCTGTTGTAACCGCATCTGCTCAAAAAATTCCATCAAACTCACTTAAAAATATTCAAAAATTACATAGAGATATAGAATCAATAAAAGGTCTTTTTGGAACAACGTCTAGAAATTCCTTTTTACAAAGAAAATTACACACACCTGAATGATTAACCCCGATGCCTGATAATATGTCAACAGATCCAACTGTAATGGATTTGTCATCAGGCGCATATATTTCTAGAAAAGAAACTGATTCTGGATTAGATCTTTTTAACGAATACATGGAAATGCACAATCCAAACATTCATTCGGCAGAAGTGTGAAAAAAAATGGCAGATGATTATATGTTAAGAGACGATTATAGTATGCCAAAATCAAATATTAGATTATATCAAGGTGTTGAGAACGGAACATATAAAATCGCACCACTCGAACATTTTAATGACACTACTACTGTAATTCCAAATAGAACAAGGTTAGGTCCTAAATTAACAGGAATTGTAGAGCAAGGAGGACAACCTATTTTTCAATTTGAAAACGATAGTACATCTACTGTACTTCCTTTTAAAAACAAAGGCACTATTGGAAATGAATCAGGAGGTATGTTTGTTAATAGACCTACAGATTTAAACGCAGAACAAATTCAACAAATAAACGATTTTATTCAACAGCATGGTCCTGTTTATCAAATACAACAAGATTCAGGTTCGTATGGGCATTATGAAACAAGCCCTGGACAAGAATATGTTAATCAAGGAGTAGGTCATAATAAAAACAATATATTGATCTTTGGAAAGAAATCAAATTAATATAAAAATAAACCCAGACCAAAAGGCCTGGGTTTTTCTATTTACCAAACATTCTAAAATATTTTGGTATATATCCTCCAAATTTAAAGCGTCTAAATCCTGCTATTGGTTGATTTAAACTCATTCCTACACCAGGAACTCTTATTCTACTTAGAGCAGCTCTATGATCGTTTTCTAAAGTTTTACTTCAATTAATTATATTTTCTAAATCTGGACGTATTTTCTGTAAAGTTTTATCTGCAGTATGCTGTCTATATTTCGCTTGTAATTTAGAAAAAATATTATTTTTGCTCGGAACAATGTACGATCCAAAATTTTCTAAATATTTTTCTGGAGTAACTATTACTGGAGAAACCTCACTTGGAATTTGAATTCGAACACCTCTTTTTGTATCTATCACTTTAGCACCATACGGTAATTCAATATCCTGTAAATCTGAAATCCAATCCTTTCTAATCTCATCAACTCTTGCTAATTCATCAGCTCGTGCACTATCAACATATCTGTCTAAATTCGCAACAGCCCTATCTGCTTCCGATGTATCTATATAGAATTGTCCTTCTTTTTTAATTTTAGTGCTAGGTCTTACAAAAGGATGCATTGGTTGAGAACTTTCTGGAGCAATACTTCAATGTACCCTTCTAATCGGCATTGTTATTGTTTTTGGTTTGCGTCCCATTTCTGGAGTTCGTATAGTTAAGTCTAAGTGTGTTGGGGCACCTCCAAAACTATCAAATACTCTTTGATCAGTAGCATCTAACATGTCCTCTCAGTGTCTAATATTTAAATCTAATAGTTCAGAACCACTTGGGTTGTTTATTCTTCCACCTGTAAGTCTTGGACTTCATGTAGAACCCTCTAACATATTAGTATTGGCGTATTGATATCCATTTCCAGAATAAGGTGTAACATAAGAAATTATACCTTTACCTTGTCTTGCTTGTCTAACATAACCCTGATGTGCCAAAGGCGAAGATTGTAAACTTTTACTATATTCGAACGTTGCACCACCATGTGGTGTATTTTCTTCAACAGCTCTTTTTAATTTATCAACGGATCTTGTATCCGCATCCATTACTACATAGTGTGAATATCCTAACTGATCTTTTACAGGCGTTATTTGTTTAGGTACAGAATCGATATCTAATTTTGTTCTACTATATGCTGGATTAACATACTCTCTAGGTAAATTTCCATTTAACACATCTTCTAGTGATGCCCAACTATTAGGAAGATCTGCCGATGCATTTCCAAATTTAACAGAACTTTGTTTGAACATTGGTTTGTTGTATTCTTCTCAAATTTTATCTAAGTCTAATTCAATTTCTTCTGGACTTTTCTTTGAAGCAAAACCTTGTTCAAGTACTTGTTTTATTCTAGGCCTAACCTCATTAAAAGTAGCATCATCAAATACACCTAATGATAGTTTAATTCTATTTGCAAGATCTCTATATGCAGGTTCGGTATATCCTGCTCTAACAGTATCGATTCTTCTCTGATCAATAGGAATCGCGTTATTTGCTTCTGTAATATCGTCTAAATCATACAATTCATCTAAATCTGCATTACTACGTTCTGTAGATCTAATAGAGTCTGAAAAATCTCCAATTAAACGACGTCCTGCAAAATCCATATCAGTATCAGATGCACTTGTATGTTCAACTGGTGCTTGATATCGAGGACTAGGTTGTACAGGTTCAGGTGTTGGATAACGATATCCAGATGGTGCATCACCTGACATATCAATAATTACTGTTTCTGGAGGATCTGGGAGTGTGTGTCTAGTTGCAATGTTTACATCATCAGACGCTTCAAATGCATCCCAATCAAAATTTTCTGCTTGACGTGGTGTTCTTGTAAGGTGATGGTCAATTAACATTTGTATATCTGAATCGGATAAATCTATTGGAGCACGAATACCATACACAGGTTCTATACCGTTTTTCATATTGTTATAAGAACGTACTGTGTTATCATACATTGTACTCAATATTCTTGGTACAGATACGCCCATTTGCCTAAAATAATTAACTGCTGGTATAGTCCCTACAAGATCCAATCCTACTTGAGGAACATCTGATAAATGAAAGTCTCCGTTTCTCCATCTACCTACTGTTTCATCAGCATGTTTTAATCCGGCGCCAGCTCCTAAAACATCTAATGTTGATGCTGCTGCTTGTCCTGCTCCAGTGTACGCTTTCGTAGGATTTAATAACGTCTGTACAATATGCCTTGGGTCGTAAACTTTTGTTCCAGATTTTGATAATCATGCAACGGCATCATCTGCTTTTCCTAAAGCATATCTACCCGCGTTCCCAAGAGCACCTGTACCAGCAGCAGATGCTAATCCTCCAATTGCAAACGGGGCTGCAGCAGATGCCGCTAAAGTTCCAGCAACTATTTTTGAAGCATCTTCCTGTTTATCTTTTCATTCTTCATGAAATTTATCAAATTGAGATGAAGATGATAATTTTTTATTATCAATTGTTTGTTTAATATTATCTGGAGTTTCCTGATAAATTTCATCTACAATTCCAGATGCACCATGACTATACAATCATTGTCTAGCTTCTGAAGCATCTTCAGAGTTAGATCAAAATCATTCAGGATTTTGAATTGCATACGCTTTTATTTCATTAATATATTTTAAATCTTGTTGTGTTAATTTTATGGCCATATTATTTGTTTTTTAATAATCTGAAATAATTTGGAATGTTACCACCTTGTTTTAATATAGAAGGTACATTGAAAAATTGACCAGATGACATTGGTCCTATACCTTTAACTAAACCTGGGGATTGTCCAACAAAAGTTACTGTTGGGACAGGACCTAATCCAGCAGTTGAATCTGGTACGTATCCCATAAAAGCCTGTGTAATTGCAGAATCGTTATATGTTTTTGGACTTTTAACACCTCTTAACATTTTTGAAATTTGATCAGGATATGCAACTTTAATTCCAAATTTTTTAGCAGAGTCGTGTAGATACGATCTTAAATGAGGGTAACTTTCTGCCATTTGTTCTATAAAATCAGACATTGGTATTGACTGTGAGCTTGTTGCATTTACAGTTTTTAACATTGGAGTCTGTATGATATCTAATCCGTCTTTATAAATCAATGGTTCTACTAAGTTGTTACCAGATTCGTTTACAATAAATCTCTCTAATCCAAGATCCATTCCTATTTCCCCAGCTCGAATTGCACTAGGTCCTCCGGATCGTTGCATCATTTGTTGCTGTCTTAACTGTCTACCAACTTCTGATGCTAGGTCTGTATTAGGATCGTATTTTGATAAAGTACCAACGTTTGCGTTATAAACTTGTATATCACTAGGTCTACGCCTATATAACATATCTAATTCTCTAAGGTTTTCAATAATTCCAGAACGATTATTATCTTGTATTGATCTTTCCAATTGTCCTTTTACAATCTTTATTCTATCATCGATTTGTTGTAACTGTTTGTTAAAAAGTTCTAAATCGCCGGAAGTAAAATATCCAGGAAAAGTAGTACCTTTTTTCAGAGATATCGCGTATTTATCTGCAATACCAGGATTTGCGACAAATGTATATAATTCAGATTTTGGAGGAGTTCTAAAAGTATCAATACCGGCCGCTCGCAGCAATACATTTCCGTCATTTCCAAATCCTGCTTGTTTACCAAGCTCCCTTCTAGCAATTTCTTTTCCAGATAAACCAAGATATGTTCCATTTCCTATTAACGCATCTCCTGTTCGAACACCTTCTTCATATAATCTTCTTGCATCATCAGACAATGTTTCTACGTATCCAGGTCTTACAGGAAACGTTTCTATTAAAACATCGTCTTGTTTTCCAGCCAAATTTTGAACAGTTCTCTTTAAAAACTGTCCTAATTCTGTATGAGGTCTTCTACCAGTTCCGGTAGGAAGATTAGTATGTCGTAAAACATCTGATGCCATATCAGTAACACCAGTAGCAAGTCTTCTTTCGACAGCTTTACCCGGGTCCAATAAAAACGGAGTTGCTACCAAAATAGGATTGATTGCGTATTTGTTTAGTTTTGAATCTCCTATAGAACTTGTACCAATTGCAGTTCTTGCATCATAAGATCCTTGATCAATAGCGGTACCCAACAACGTTGACATTCCAGCTTTTGTACCAGCTTGTTGTACAGCAGTTCTAGTTATAGGATTACTTAATCCTCTGTAAATAGCACCTCCCATAGATCCCATACCATATAAAAGATATGGTGTAGCAACGGCTCCTATACCAGCAAGTGTTGTTAATTTTGCACCTCTATCCCATTCTGCTCTTTTTTGAGGATCTGTTTGAAAAGCATAATAATAATCTGTAGCCGAAGCACCGTTGTCAAGTCCAGCAGCTCGTTCATAACCTTCTCTTAATTTTTTCTCTCTTTCTAGTTGTTTTTCTTCTTCTGTCTGATAACCTTGAGATTTTCTTCAATCTTCAAAGCCTTGCATTATTTGTTGTGTTCCATCTGCAGTCGGAACTGTTATTCCCGAATAGTCAATAGGAGTGTATACTCCGTTTGCAGATTGTAAAATTCTGTTTAAATTAAATTTACTTTCTGGCATAATATATTTTTGAATTATTCCTTAATAAAATTTTGGCAAATATAGTAAAAATTTTAAACAAATCCAAATAAAAAATGGTAGGATTACTCCTACCATTAAAATTCATCTGATTCTAAATCATCAGAATATTTCGTTTCAAATGTAACTTTGAGTTCAGTTCTTTTCTTTAACTCACCTTTTCAGAACATTTCTGGACTAATGCGATATTCTCCTCTAACAATCTCTAGTTCGCCCGTATCAGGGTTACATATAAAGTTACCATCTTTATCGGTTTTATATTTTACCTCAAGTGCTCCCGATTCAACAAGTTGGTTAAGAGCTTGTGTGAACGCACTTTTCTTAATACCAATAGATTCCATAATCTCCTGACGTTTACCTGGAGAAAGTGAGAGTTCGCCAGTATTATACTCTGCCATCTCTAGTAATTTATAAAGAACTTTAAGTGTTGTGATAGTTGTTAAACCATAAATTCATTTAACATAATCTATAAAAGTCATATAAAACTTATCTTGATCTACTTTCTGAGTGAACTCTTTAGATACGGTTCTTTTTCTTTCAATTCCATTTTCATCTTTATAGATGACTTCATTTGATTTTATAAATCCCTTTGCCATATTTTTGTAAACTTTGTTTATTTTAAACGTACATTAGTTTATACAAATATAAACAAAATTTATGAAGTTAACAAATAAAGTTTATATATTTTTAAACAAAGTTTCTTTTAAACGGTCAAAAGTTACTTTAAAACGGTCGAAATGGTTGTTTTGAATAAACTTTTAAAGTTGTAAGTTGTTGATAATGATAGATTTGTGAATTGCTACTATCTATTCTATTTATAGATTTTTTTATTTCGATTTTAATTTGTATCTTTGTTTTTTAATTATAACATTATGGCTAAAAATCAATTTGAAATCAAATTTCCAATCCAAGAGAAGAATACACAGATGGATATGGAGTATCGCGTCCGGTTCACGAACCTGGATACATTACCGTAGGTAGAAAGATGTATAATGGAATAGATAGATTATTAAACGGGCCAGATGAAATAAACGGTGCACCTATTAATACAGGTGCGGGATCATTAGAGTTTTTCTTTGATCCTGCAGGAGCTGTTGGAAAAGTAGACGATGTTGCTAGACTTGCTAAAAATTTAGATGCCGTAAAAGATAAATGAGATGGTCTAAGAAGATTTCAATTAAGAAGAAAAGTTAATGAAACGTCTGCAGCACAGAAATCACTTGAAAGAAAAGCTCGACAAAAAGAACTTGAAGTTTGAGACTGGCTTATTTCTGAGAAAGGTATGGCTTTTGATGAAGGTGACTTTTTAGCAAATATAGCTGACAGAGTATCTGAAAGAGTTGATGGGGATCAGTATAGAAAAATACAATTACAATTAGATCGAGTTCTTGATCCTATTGCAAAAGAATACAATGCTGCACTTAAAGCAGGTGATGTACAAAAAGCGTCGGATCTTAAACATCAAATGGCTAAAATAGTAAGATCACAAAAATTTGATCAACAAGCACCTTATGTAGATAGTGGATTTTGAGAAGAGGTTAATCTCAGATTATTTGATCCGAGAAACGGTGGTTCTGGTTTAACTCCTAAAGAAAGACAAACATTATTGTTGGATGTGGAATATCCATGGTAATTTAATCCCTGGCTTCGGCTGGGGATTTTGTGTATATTGAGAGGGGGAAAGGTCACACTGTACGTTTGGCCCCCGGGGGTTGCCGAATGGGAAATGGATTTCAAATACGAAAGACCCCGTGGGAGGGGTCGATAAATAAAATTAAGACAACTCACTACGATAGAGCTATGGAAGGTCCATTGCCGTAAACCCTTAAACTCGTATCGTTATGCAGACTTACTACATCGATGCTTGGGGATTCGTTTACACTACGAATCCTTGTTCAGATCAGTGATTGTTCTGACGCAGGTCTCTCCTTCAAGGAGGGAGAGGCCTTTTCCTTGTTTAACATTTAACCTTATTGCAATATGGTAACGAAGATTAAAGATTTTGAGGTAATGGGTTCATCACGCCGTTGCCTCGTACTCAACATTGAAGGTCGTCCAACCTTCTGTTCAACCAGCAACTACGCATATCTCTGTATGCATCCAGACACTCGTTGGGATGTGATTGAGCAATCTGCTCACGAAGATTCTCGCACTGGAAGATACTATCCTGAGACACGCTGGTTACAGGTGTACAAACCAACGCTGTTCTAATGGACACCCTCACATCTTTCGCACTCGCTCATCACACACAGACGGGCGAGTGGCCGAAGGATGGGATTCACACACTACCTGGAGAACCAGATTACAGGTTTACAAGAATCTCTCCTTCAATGTATCGTTCTACCGAAATCCCATCCGTAGGAGAACGAATCAGATACGACTTTTGTGTCTGGCATATTCGTCCTGAAAAGGATGTACTCTTTAGAGTAGAATTGGTTTAATTCTATTCTAAAAATAATTCAATTAAGACAATTCACTTAAGTAGAGATGTGAACGGTTCGCATCTCGCTATCAACCCTTAAACATTTACGCATATGAAAGCAAATTTCAACACCGCATCAGCAAACCAGTCAGCAACTTGGACAAAGGCTAACCTCGATGACCTCAAGGGTCTCGGCCAGTCCAACAACGGAACCGTCTTCCGTGCGGAAGATGTCATCGAGTTCCCTGCAACAGCAGAACTCGCAGACTTCCAGTTCCAGACCTTCAAGGTCACCAAGGACGACGGTACACAGGAAGACCGTCAGGTTCCGTTGATGAAGGTCGCTGTCAACGAACGAATCCTGCACGTCGCGTTGGCATCATTCCGCAGACTTCCATACGGAAGCCTCGTGCAGGACTTCAGACTGGCACATCCAGTCAACGACGAACTTCTTGCGGGCGACTTCTTCGACCTCGCACAGAGGCTCTTCGGCAAGACGCTCAAGGTCGCTAAACTTGAGCCGTCGAAGAAGGCCAAATTCGTAAAGGGCAAACTTCAGCGAGATGCTGAAGGCAACGCAATCCTCGACGATTGCAAACTTCCAGTTTGGGAATGGGTTGACTAACCCATTCCTGGACCCAAAGCATCTCGGGAGAAATCCTGGGATGCTTTATTTTTTTTAAAGAAACCACTCCAATTAAGACAACACCTTTTCCCAATTAAGACAACTCCAATATGTAGTGTAGTAGAAAAGTAGTTGGAGAAATATATTAACCGTTTAAATTTTAAAGAAGATGAAGATTAACGTAAACGAAGTTAACATTCTTGGTTCAGACAAGAGACCTGTAACAGTTGTAACAAACATCGCAGACCTTGCAGGTCAGGGTAATGTATTTGAGGGATATTCTATC